CTACATATAAAGACTTTTATCTAAAAGAATTTGATATAGATTATAATAAAGCATTAGATTATTTGAATGAATGGTATTATATATCTATAGAAAGATTAAATAACACTATTAAAAATAATAAAACAACTGAGTTTATGAAACAATATGTTAAAGTTGTTAATAAATATAACTCTATATTCATTTCATTAAACGCTATTAAAGATGGTGACTTGTTTTTTAAGAAGAATAAAACGAATGGTAGAATAGATACTAATCTAACATCACTTAAATCAGAATACAAACAGTTTATTAAGACAGATAAAGAACTTTATTCTATTGATATAGTAAATAGTCAACCTTATATGTTAAGTCTTCTCTTAGATGATGTAAAAGATAAAGAAGAAGTTCAGAAATACAAAGACTGGACATCAATGGGTCAGTTCTATGAGAACTTTGGTAGGTCTGTTTATACAAGAACAGGTAAAGAGATTACAAGAAAAGAAATAAAGAACTTAATGTTTTGTATATTCTATTCTAAGAACACATCTTATTGTAAACAAAAGAACATATTCAAAGATATCTTTCCATCTATATTAGAACATATTGAATCAAAGAAGAAAAGACAACATAATCAATTTGCTATTGAAATGCAGAAAGTAGAAAGTCAAATATGTTTAGATATTATAGCTAGAGAATTAGATACTAAAGGTATATCATATTATACTATACACGATAGTTTTATTATTGATAAGAAAGACTTATATGACACTAAACAAAGTATTCTAAACAACTTTGAAGATAAGTATGATAGTCAACCTTCATTATCAATAGAAAAGGTGTCTATGTAAAAATAACAATTAAAATTATGTTTGATGAATTAGATAATAAACCAAAGAAAAGAGGTAGAAAGAAAAGTATAGAATGGTTAAGAACCGATGATGAAATAAATAATAAGATTATATTAGCTTATGAATGTGATAGATTAACTTATGATGAAGCTAAAAACTTAATATTAGAACAATTCATTGAATTAAGAAATAATGGTAAAAATATAGTATTATTAAAGAAAAGTATTAATATAGATAGTATTATTAGTGGTATTATCAAAGAAAAACAGAATAAATAGTAAAACACAAAAAATGGTTTTTTTTATTTAATATATAAAGAAAAAGAAAACTATTATGTCCGACAAATTAAAGAAGATATTATCTATATCTGATGAATTAACTCAAGAAAAATTAAAAAATCCTAAATCTAATACAACTCTTATTTCTAAAGAGAAGTTAGATTCTATGATTGAAGAGATTTTAGAAGAAAGAAGAAAATCTAAATCATAAATCTATAATAATTATACGTTAATGTGTGTAAAAAGTTTAATTAATTTAAATAATAAACACATATTTTTATAATACTGAGATAATGACAGACAAAAATAAAGTAAACTATGAATTTTAAAGAACATATAAACAAAGAAACAGAAACAATTAAGACATTTGAATTAGCAGTAAATAGTAATAACATAAAAGTAAGAAAGATATTTAATGAATCATTTAGTTCATATGATTTTGTTTTTACTTATAAAGAAGATTATATCTATTTCACTGAAGTTAAAACAAGAAGTGTTAAAGACACTCAATATCCTGATACGATATTAGAACAAATGAAAATAGATAAGATAAATGAAGAAATTAAAGAAGCCAATAAAATCAAAAAGGTTGATATGGAAATAAGAGCTGGTTTTTTAGTTCAGTTTACAAATGGTATGTATTTCTTTGATTTAACAAGAACAGAAACCACGACTTCTATTAAGAGGTGTCCTAAACACACAGCATCGAATGGTAATAATAATTATGTAGATAAGAAGTTAGTTCATTTTAAAATACAAGATGGTAAAAAAATAATATAAAATATGAACAATATTTATAATTGGTTAATAAATAATAAAGAAGAATTGATGAATAAGTTTATTTACAATATGGTACCTAATAGAAGAGACGCTGAAGACTTTTACCAAGACCTATTCATTATAATGTCTAATAAAGATGAAGTTAAACTAAATCAGATATTAGAAAGAACAACAGAAAAGAATAATGAAATGATGAGATATGTTTATATCATTATTAAGAACAATTTAAAATCTGTTAATAGTAGATATTACTATACGTATAGAAAACCTATTGGTGTTGATTATGATGAAGTTAAATATGAAATAGGTAGTATTGACAAAGAAGAGAAATTTATTCTATTAGAAGAGATAGAAAAAGATTACACTGAATTAATGGTTAAGATAAATAAATACTTTGATTCAGAATTAAAATCTAATCCAAGGTCGTTTTATGATAAAGGTATATTTGATTTATATTTTAATCAAGACAACACTTATAGAGACGTAGGTTCAATTTTAGATATACCTGTAACCTCTATTTTTAACAATATACAAAAAACCAAAGATAAGATTATTAAGGTGTTTAAAGACGATATTAAAAACATCAACGATAAAATTATATATTTTAATACGATATGATTATAATAAAGATAATAGGTATAACTTGGTTACTCACACACTATAACGATTTTATAGAAGAATTTAATCAAGTTTTAAAAAGACCTAAGACAATAATATTGATACCAAAGAAGATATTAAGTTGTATGATGTGTTGCTCGTTCTGGGTAACTTTAATACTAACTAAAGATATATACTTCTCTGGTTTCATTAGTATGTTATTTTACTTATTAGATAAGTATTTAATAAAAACAGATATTGAATTATGAAAGATGAATTAGAAAAGGAATTAAAAGAAATAGTTACTTGGACAACTATGAGTAAAGACAGAATAACAAGGTTATATGAAGCTTATAGTATAATAAGTAAATCAAACCAAAGACACTGTAGTAAATGTCCTTCTGTAATAAGAGGTATATTTAATAAAGTAAAAAAATATTATGAAACAAACTATGATTAGAAAAAGAATAATTAAGGTTTTGTTATTTTTAATAATAACACCTTTAACATTACCATTTATGTTACCTTATATGTATGTAAGTAAAGCTATAAAAATAGCTAAAGGAGAGTAATGAGAAGTAAAGACCCTTTATTGAATAGATTTGGTATGAAGTCTAAAAGTCAAAGAATGAAGTATGATAAATTCATTAGAGAATATATGATATGTTGTAATGCGACTGAGGCTTATAAAAAAGTTTATCCTGGTAATATAGATGCTACCAATAAAAGAAATGGATATTTATTAGTTAGACATCCTTATGTGATATACGAACTAAATAGAAGAAATAAAGAATTAGATGAAAAAACTGACAAGAAAATAATTATGAACAGAGAAAAGATATTGAACGAATTAAAAGAGATATTGTATTTAACAAAAGATTTAAAACAATATCCAACAGCTTTAAAAGCTTTAGACCAATTAGCTAGAGTTACAGGTTCTTATGCACCTGAAAAAAGTGAAATAGAACATAAAGGTATAACAATAAATTATGTTAATCCAGATGATGTAGTAGAAGATACTTTCTCTGGTGGTTGTCCTGACTGTGAAGATGGTCAATGTGTATGTGATATTGAGATATGAGAAATAAAATAAAACAACTTGAACAACTATTGATTAAATCAAGTTCTTCATATGAATTAGAATTACAATATATTATGTTTCTAATAGAAGGTATTAAAAATATAATTAATAAATAAAAAAAAGAATTAATAAAGATGGGAATTAAAACAAAAATAGAAACACAAAAAGATTATGATGATTTAAAAGAATATATTAAATATTTAGAAGAATTACGTGATGAAAATCCAAGATTTCTTAAAAGTCCTGATAATATACAAGATTACATTGATGTATATAATAGTTATTTAGAAGAGTATGATAATAAACTTTAAACCTACAAAGAAACAACACGAAGTCTTTAAACTATTTGAAGATGAAAAAACCACTGAGATACTTTTCGGTGGTGGTGTTGGTGCTGCTAAAACTTATCTGATGGGTTCATTGATAACTATTAAGTGTCTTCAATATGAAGGTATTAGAGTAGGTCTGTGTAGAAATGAATTAACGACTTTAAAGAAAACAACAGTTGTTACATTACTCTCAGAAGTCTTTCCTAACTTTGGTTTAAAGAAAGATGAACATTATAAGTATAATCCTATTGATGGTAAGATAACCTTTTATAATGGTTCTGAGATAGTCTTTCAAGAATTGAGACATATACCATCAGACCCTAATTATACTCGTTTAGGTGGTCTTCTATTAACATTTGCCGTTATAGATGAAGCAGGTGAAACATCATCTACTGGTAAAGAGATATTACAATCAAGAATAGGTAGATGGAGAAATGAAACATATAAACTTAAACCATTACTTATAATGACTTGTAATCCTTCACGTAATTTCTTATATGATGATTTTTATTTAGCTAATAAAGAAAAACGAATGCCTTATTATAGAAAGTTCGTTAATGCTACTGGACTTGATAATCCATATTTATCTGAGAGTTATATAGAGAACCTTAAAAGAACTTTATCACCTTCTGAAGTAAGTAGACTATTATTAGGTAATTGGGAAACACAGGACGACCCTGACAACTTAGTGTCATCTGATGATATAGCAGAAATGTATGACCATTCAATTAATTTAAATGAATCTACAACAAGATATATCTCAGCTGATATTGCCTTTAAACAAGATGGTTGTATTCTTATTGTATGGGAAGGTAATGATGTTATTGATATAATAAAGGTTGGTATATCAGAAGTCGTTTTAAATAAGATAAAAGAAACTGCTCAACAATATGAAGTTCAGACTAGAAATATAAGTTATGATTCAGATGGTGTAGGTCAATTTATTAAACAATATTTAAAAAGTGCTAGACCTATTATAAACAACGGTAAGGTACTTAAAGGTGAAAACTATATAAACCTTAAATCACAACTTTATTATAAGTTAGGTGAGTTAATACGAGATGGTAAGATTAAGATTAAGACTAATAAATTTAAGAAAGAAATAGAAGCTGAATTATTAAGTATTAAACGTAAGACAAGAGGCCATAGTGAAAGTAAACAAGAGATTAATTCTAAAAATGACCAGAAAAAGATATTAGGTCACTCACCTGATTACGCTGATGCCTTAGCTTATAAGATGATATTCGAATATACACAAGGTAATTTTACAAGAATGGTTTAAAATGACCTCTATAAACTATTGATATACTTATGTTTAAACAAAAACTTGCTACATAAGAGAGAACTAAATAGTGTAGAATATATATATTTCGGTTTTAAAACACAATAGACCACTAAAAAAAGAATATATATATAAACAATAATTAATACAATATATATTATCATATGAAGAAAGAAATATTAATACCACAAGAATGGTCAGATGTAACTTTAGGTGAATTTATTAAATTATCAGAGTTAGATATTAATTCTTTTGATAATGCTATAGAATACTATTTGAGAATGTTAGTTATATTTGGTAATGATAATTTAGATGATATAAAAGAGTTTCTTAAAATAAGTGATATAAACGATATCATAGGTCAGATGAGTTTCTTAAACACTTTACCAAAACAATTAGATTTAAAGTCAGTTATTATAAATGATGTAGAATATCACTTATCAGATAATCTTAATAAATTAACTGTAGGTGAATATGTTTCTATTGAATCACTTATTGAACAAAATAAATTAACAAGTATATCTGCTATATCAACTATATTGTCTGTTATATTAAGACCTAAAGGTGAAGAGTTTAATGCTGATTTAGTTAATAGTAGAATTAAGTTATTTGAAAATGAGTTAAATATTGAACAAGTTATTAAGATGAGCCTTTTTTTTTTCGAATGGAGGAAAGTAATAACGTATAATTTTAGTGGTTTGTTTAGTGGTAAAAAAGAAGATGAAGAAGATGTGATAATAGATGGTCCAGCAGCACCTGAATTTGATGGTAGATGGAGATGGTTTAGTATGATAGAAAGATTAGCTAATGGTGATATAACTAAATTTGAAGAAGTATATAAGATATCATATATAAGTGCTTTAAACACTTTATCATATTGGAAAGAAAGAGATGATTATCAAGAACGATTACGTAAGAGACAAGAAATGATGAGTAAACATAGATAATGGAAGAAGAACTAATACATATAATAACTTTAAGAAGTAAACTTAGATATAACTTTGCTACAAGAAGTAAGACTAATGACATTACTAAAAGAGAGATTAGACAAATTGAAAGAGACTTAACAAGAGTGTTACAAAAACAAATTGAGAAACAAGGTCACGTAGATACAGGATTGATGGTTAGAACGATTAAGGTTGAGATTAGACCAAGTTCTAGAGGTAAGATGATAACTAATATATTAGGTGTTGATTATTGGAAATATGTAAATGGTAATTATGATATATTTAATAACGCACAACGAACAAGAGCTTGGAAAAAAATAGAAGGTGATTTTAATTTCTTAAATAGAGGGGTTAGATAAATAAATAAAATAAAAGATATGAAGATACAAACAATAAATCAGTTAGTAAGTGTATTTAAAGACATAGCTACAAGACACTATCAAATTAATGGATTTGGTATAGGTGATTCTTGGGAAATAGGAGCTGATAAAGCTTATATGCATCCTGTATTATGGATTAATCCTGTTACAGCTAATATGCCATCTACTGATACTGGCTATAAAACTTTCGAAATCAATTTTGAAGTAAGAGTATTTGATTTAGTTCATAAAGATGAATCAAATGAGAATGATGTATTAAGTGATACAATAGATATATTAAAAGATATCATAGTAGAGTTTAGAGGTCATCCTTATTATGTTAATAGTCAATTGAATATAGTAGATGATATATCATTTGAAGCCTTTACTGAAGAGTTTGATGAAGAGGTTAGTGGTTGGTTATGTGAGATATCTTTAATGACACCTGTATTAACATCATTTTGTGGTATTCCTGCTACCGATATAAGTGGTTTTGAGTTTCCTGATATTAATTGTCCTGATGTAAATGTATTATGTCCTGTATTAGTTACAGATGTTATAGGTACATCACCTATAACAGTGACAACAGATGGTACTGTAAAAACAATATCAATAGATACATCATCTTTACCAGATACTTTCGTTATATCAAGTATATTAAACGGCACAGATTTAGAATTAACAAGAAATGATGGTGTTACAATAACAACTGACTTATCTTCATTAGCTGGTGGTTCAGTTACAGCTGATAATGGTTTAAATATATCAACAGGTAATGATGTTGAATTAGGAGGTACTTTAAATAAAACAACAACTGTTAGTGGTGGTTATCAAGTTTACACTATGGGAACATTAGCTAGTAAATTAAGTAGTCATAATATAAATTCTATTGAAGGATTACAAACATATTCAGATTCAGGTTATAAATTAGAAGTAACAGATAATCCAGGTGGTAGATATGTAGAGTTCTCATCACCATCTCCTACAACTAATTCATATTCTTTAAATCCAGCTGGTTTTAAATTAGATATTGATACAACATACAATTCTGATTTTGAGTTATATGAATACTTAACTGTAGATAGTGGTAACTTTGAAATAGATAGATATGATGGTTTAATTACTTTTGATGATGATTTAGGTAATAATGAATTAAACACTTTAACATTTGACTCTAATTTAAACTCACAAGTAGTAGGTGATAATGTAGATGAGAGTTCTTTTGTAACAAGTAAAAGTAGTTTAGAACTTAAAAAAACAAACACAAGTGGTAAAGAGTCTTATCATTTAATTGATGACGCTAAACTAAAAATGTATAGAGAAGATACAGCTGTTAGTGAAGAAGGTTATTTTCAAATATATGGTGACTTTATTGAATATAAACATACTAATAGTAATGGTAATGAAGGTCAAATGTTCTTAGGTAGTAATAACTTTCAAATGAACTATGAAACACCTGGTAATCCTTTTGGTGGTTCTATAACAATATGGCCAGATAAAGTTACTCTTAATAGTAATAGTTATGGTTTCTTTTCTATTGGTCCTGATTCATATTTTCAAGATTTTAGAACAACAACAAGAGGTATAGAATACTTAGCTGATTATTCAGCAGGTTATACTTCACTTAGTTTAATAACTAAAGGTGATTTAGATGCAGCTATAAGTAGTATTATACCTACTCTTTGGGAACCTGGAACAGGAACTGATTCAATTAATTATCCTAACTCATCTTCAGCTAATACATTAACTGGAAATCAATCAGTAATATTAGGTGGTGGTGGTAACACTAATGGTGGTGTGAGTTCAATAATTATATCTAACGACTCTGAGATAACTACAGCACAAAATTCTACTATAGTCGGTGGTGAAAATAATGTCATAAGTAGTAGTGGTTTAAATAATAGTATTTTTGGAACTGTAAATGCTACAATAACAACACCGGCTCAATTTAATAGTCTTTTTGGTGGTGTTAATATAGATATATCAGGACCAGCAAATAATAACGAAGTTTTTGGTGGTGTTAATAATAGTATAACAAATCCATCAGCAAATAATGTTATTGTTGGTGGTACTAATAATGAAGTTGATTTTTCTTCTTATTCTTTTCTGATATCTGGCGGTAACAATAGTTTAACTGGTGGTGGTAGTGCTCCAGGACCAGCAAATAGTGGAATCATAGGTGGTGATGGAAATACCATCGACCATAAATATTCGGTGATTTTAAACTCTAAAGATAGTTCAATAAGTAGAGTTGGTTTTGCTAGTAATGGAATACATAATAATATTTTAGGTGGACAAAATAATACGATTACTGTTGATACTAATTCAGATAATACAATCGTTGGTGGTAATACTAATGCTATATCAAGCACTGCTGAACGTTCTGTTATCTTAGGTGGTCAGAATATAACAGCTACTCAAGATGATATGGCTTATGTTCAGAACTTAGAAGTTCAAACTGGTTTAGCTAAATATTCTACAGACCCTACAGTTATTGCTGGATTTGATGCTTTAACTTTAGTTAATAAAGATTATGTTGATACAGCTATAACTAATATACCTACTTTTACAGCTGATTATTGTAGAGGTTCTAAAACTATTGGTGTTACAAATGCTACTTATGTTTCATTAGGTGACCAAACTATACCTATAACAGTGGAATCAGAAAATAGTGATTCATCTAAATTCACAGTCGTTAGTAATGGTGTTCAAGTTAATCAAGATGGTAGATATAGAGTTAATTGTGCTACAAGTATTAATAGTAACACAACACCAAGAGCTAATCCAATTATGAGTATAGCAGTAAATGGTGTTATAGTAGTAGATGGTAATGGTGAAGATTATCAAAGTGTTGAACATTATGCTAGAAACGCAGGTAGTGCTAAATTATCATCATCACAACTAGACTTAATATTAGACTTAAATGAAAATGATATAGTTACAATAATAATGTCAGTAGGTGGTATTAATGCTCAATCAGGAGTTCAGATATTATCAGAAGGTACTTTCTTAGAAGTATGTGAAGTTGTAGCTACACAAAATACATCAGGTTTTACTGGTACTTTTACAAACGGTGATGGTGATACAGTTACTGTTAGTAATGGAATAATAACAAATATAGCTTAATATGGGTAGTTTAAGAAAAAAGAAAAGAAGATTAGAAAGAAAGATAACTAGTTTATTTAAGAAAGAAATAACTGACAAAGATTTAATTGACACAGGTGCTTTAAGAAGGTCTGTTGATACATCATTAGTTAAACGTAATAAGGTCTTAGAGATAGATATTAGGTTAATGTATTATTTCAAGTATTTAGATGAGCCTTATGATGTGTCAGAAGATGTATTTAAGACAAGAGAATTTAAAAAAGTTAGTAATGAGATAGTTGATACTATAACAGAAGAATTATTTGTAGATATACCTAAAGGATTTAAATCATCAGATAGTGTTAATTATAGTTTCAAACGATAAAAACATATAATATAATAATATATATTATAACAGATAAAATAATAAGATAATATGCCAATTATTCGTGAAACAACAAAATTAAAGGTTATACCATCAGGTGTAAATCCAACTTATAATGAAACTATTATAGTTTTAGAATCACCTAATATTATATCAGATAATTTTAAATGGATATTTGAACTTTATAAAGGAGAACCAACCGATTCAGATTATAAGTTAATATCAACATTAATAATATTACCTAATCCAGAAGGATTTGGAATTGTTGATGTTCATAGACACGTAGAGAATTATATATCTACTGACTTTGACCCTTATATTATTGATGGTATAATAAGACCCATTGATAAATCAGGTTTAAAATGGTCTTTTAAATTAACAGAACAATTTGAAAATCCAAGATGGAGATATGTTGATTATAATTCTATAGCTGGTAGTGTAGGTTATACGACTGCTATTGGACCACCACCATCTTGGGGGTATCCTTATGGTACAAATACACCACACCCTTTTATAGTTACTGATAGAGTAGAAATAGTTCAAGACCCTGGTTTTACATATCCACAGTATAATTTTGCTGATGTAGCAATAAACATTATACAAGATGATTATACTATTGTATTAGCTGAACCTTATGTTGGTAGTGGACCAGCAGACCCAGGTACTATAACTTTAATTGGTGGTGGTATTAGAGAAATAGAACAAGATTATACTGATACAACATTTTATTCGTTTAATGGTGTTTTATCATTTAAAGGTTTTAGAAACTGGGATGCTGATGATTATGAAATGTCTTCTACGTCACCAGATACAACTAAGTTTTTAACTAATATACCAAGAACATATGATGTTACTTTAAATGATAGAGTATGGTTAAATGGTTTACAAAGTGCTACAAGTAATCCAGTTGTTTTAGGTTATATCACAACTAATAATGGAACTTTTGGTGTTAATAATCAATATAGTTCTACTGGTCAGTTCTTTCAAGTTCAACATAAGATAGGTCCAAAGGATTTAATGGAGACCACTGATACTACTTTAGCTGTTTTATCAGGTTCTTTTCCAGTAGTAGATGCTAACACAACATTTATCACTTATATACAAAGTAAATTACCAACAGGTACAGCAGTATCAGAAACTATTACTTTAAATATTGTAGATAAATGTAGTAAATATGAAAAGATTAGATTTTTCTTTATGGATAAACTAGGTTCTTATATACCTTTAACATTTGATAGAGTGTCCAAGTCTAATATAAACAACTCAAGAAGTAATTATAAACAAAACTATGGAACATATAATTCAGTGTCTGAAACGTGGGGATATAACACACACGATAGAGGTACGACTACATATGATTTAGTATCAACTGAAAGTGTTACTTGCACATCTGATTGGTTAGAAGAGAATGAAGTAAATATGGTGATAGAAATGTTAAACTCACCTAATGTTTATATTCAAGATGATAATGGTGATTATATAGCTATTACTATAACAACAAACTCCTTTGAGAAAAAGAAAAAAGTCAATACTAAGTTGATAAATTATACAATAACATTTAACTACTCACAAAATAGTGGTTCACAAAGAGGTTAAAATAAAAGATTAATTAATTAATTATGAAGAAAGTAGAAGTAATCATTGGTCAAGGTACCGAACAGATAAGTTTAGATTTAAATACTGATAGTATATCAATAGCTTTACAATATTCTATTGATGATATAAGAAATATAGATAAGAAGAATAGTAACTATAGTAAAACTATAACTTTACCAGGTACTAAAAAAAATAATAAATCTTTTGGTAATTTATTCGATGTTAATAGTGATTTTACTCAATATGACCCAAACAAAAAGATAGATGCTAGAATAGTTGTTGACTCATCACCTGTTTTAGAAGGTTATATTCAATTAACAAAGGTTAATAAAATGAATAATGCTGATTTACAAGGTAATTTAATATCCTATGAGGTTATAGTATTTGATGATTCAGTAGAATTTATACAAACATTAGGTGATAAAGTATTAACTGATTTAGATTTAAGTGATTATAATCATTTATTAACACAAACTTCAATTGAAAACGCTTGGTATAATCATACATATACTGATTTATATCAATATCCTTTATTAGATAAGAATACTAGAGGTTATGTTACAGAAGATTTTAAACCTTGTGTTTATCATAAAGGATTATTATTAGAAATAGCTAAACAAGCTGGTGATTATGATACAACTGGTGATTTAATACCAGGAACAGGTTATACATTAGAAGGTTCTTTTATGACAAATGAGAATGATGACCCATCAGCATCAGACTTTGGTAGTTATCATAAAGAACTTATTATGTGGGATGGTGATTCACCTTTGATAACAAATAGTGAAGCTAGTGCTAGAGAATTTAAAGCTGGTTTGACTAGTGATTTATTACCAATACCATTTGGTGAAGTTAATGTTTTTTCAGCTGGAAATGGTAGAAGTTTAGATAGTTTAGCTCGTTTACAAAAAAAGAACGCTAACTTTGATGATATAACACCACCAGATTTTTATGATAACACAGGTGCTTATACCTTTAATAATCCTGCTTCAGGTATAGCAGGTCCATTTGGTTTATGGACTAGTCCTAATACAGGTAAATTTGATTTTCAAACAGAATTTAAAAACGAAATTACTCTAACTGGTAAAGGTATAATGAGAAATCAATATGGATTACTAAGAACTTATATATATATTAAAGTTGAAATAATATCAAATTTACAAGGTATTATTGGTAGTGATATTCAAGAGTTAGGTTTAACACCTGATATAACCACGGCTGACCCTAGTATACCAGATGCAACAGTTTCTATAACTAATGACCTTAATTTTGAATTTCAAAATTTAGAGTTAGTTACAGGAGAGGAAATCAAAATGAGATTTAATATTATAACCACACCATCTGTAAATAATCCAGCTGGTACTAACACAAATGTTTTAAACTTTCAGGTAGATAATAATTTTGGTTCATCACCATCTAACTTTACTAATGTTAGTGCTTTTATACAATGGAATGTTTATAAAACTATGAGTAGTGGTATACCAAGTTATTTCAAAAATACAACTGTTAAAGATGATAATATTAATGATAATGATGAGGTAAATGTAAATGCTTATCTACCTAAACAATTCAAACAAAAAGATATTTTAAGTGATATTATAAGACGATATAATATCTATGTTACAAAACATCCAACAAAAAATAAAACATTAGTCTTAGAAACTAGAGACCAGTTTTATCGTGATAATGTAACTGTATTAGACTGGACTCAAAAGAAAGATTATTCATCTGAGGATAGAATATCATTTTTAACTGAACTACAAAATAAAGAAATATTATTTACATATAAAGAAGATAATTCAGCTACTGATGGTAATGGTGATAAAAGAAATGAAACTTATTTTGGTAGCACTGGTGATATCTATGGTCAGAAACTTCTTAGTTTTGAAAATGATTTTGTTCAAGGTACACAGAAGATAGAATCTTTCTTCTCAAGTGCTCCATTGATAGAGAGAAGTATATATAAAAATTATGTTGTAATACCATCTGTGTCTTCTCAACAAAGTAAAAGAAATCCTGTTTTGTGTTATTGGGGTGGTTTAGTTCCTGTGAGAGATAAAGATGGCTCTTCGAAAGCTTTAGAGATTAAATGGGGAACATTACCATCAATACCTTATTCTACATATCCTTATGCTGGTCATTGGAATAATCCTTATGACCCAACAATAGATATTCACTATGGTGAAGTTAGTTATGAATACTATGGAGCTTTACTTAATAACGTAACAGATAATAACTTATTCAATAGATATTGGAAAAATTATATTAATCAAATATCCACTGGTAAATTAGTAAAGTCTAAATTTTATTTAAATGAAACAGATATAAACTTTATTAAAGACAATTTAAATAGTCGTATTTTTGTTAAAGATAGTTATTATATAATTAATAAGATAATCGATTATAAGCCATTAGAAGATGGTTTAACGTCAGTAGAGTTATTGTATATAAAAGAAGGTTCTACTTTCGAACCTGAAATAGAAGAAGTGGCTAGTATACCATCTTATACAATATTTACCTCAACTGACCAATTACAAACTGGCATAGGAACTGTTAGAAATGGTCCATATAGAAGTAATGTTACTAATAATACTAGTTCTACTAATGTTGCTATGTTAGGTGCAAGAAATTATGTTGGTACTGACACAACAGCTGTGGTTAATGGTGATGATAATTTCATCGGTAGTAATTCTAATTCAATTAATGTTCAAGGTGATAATAATATTGTAGCTGGTGGTGTAGAAAATGTAACAATTATTGGTGATAATCAAGAAATTAATGAATCTAATACAAGTTATATTAATGGTACAACATTTACACAAGATAATCCTTTAAGTGGTTTATGGGAACAAGGTGAAGGTTTAGAAAGTGTAGTTCAAGTTAATTCAACAGCACCAAACACAGCTTCTAATATATATTCTATAACAACAGGTGTGCAGAATACTAATGATGGTATGTTCTCTGGTATATTAGGTGGAGCAGCTAACACTATTAATCCTCTTAGTGACGCTTCAGTTTTATCTGGTGGTCAGACTAATACTATAACTGGTGTAAATAACTTTATTGGTGGTGGTTTTAATAATAATATACAAGCACCTGCTGGGTCACCTACCACAACAAGAGAAAATTCAGGTATAATTGCTGGTGGTAATAACAATGTTAATGATGACTATTCTGTAATTGTTGGTGGTGAAAGTAATGAAATAATTGCTGCGAGAAGTTCAATAGTAGGTGGTATAAATAATCAAGTTACTGGTTCTCTTTCTGTTATATTAGGTGGTCAGGATAACACGTCTTCTAATAGTTATTCTATAACAACAGGTGTGTCTAATACTAATGATGGTATGTTCTCTGGTATTATAGCTGGAGCATCTAATACTATTAATAGTCCTAGTGAAGGTTCAATTTTAGATGGTGGCCAGTCTAATAGTATTACTGGTACTAATAACTTTATTGGTGGTGGAGCTTTTAATAATATAGAAGCACCTGCTGGAGCACCTACAACAACACGTAGTAATTCAGCTATAGTTAGTGGTGTTAATAATAATGTTAATGATAATAATTCTGTAATTGTTGGTGGTAATACTAATGTTATAGAAGGTGGTAGTGGATTATCTACTATTGTTGGTGGTTCTAATAATGATTTAAGTGGTACTAGGTCTGTTATATTAGGTGGTAATGGTATTATAGGAACACAAGATGACGCTGTTTATGTACCTAAATTCATCATTAAAGATAATTATATACCTACAAGTTCAACAGATACTAATGGTGAAGTAGGACAAGTAAGCTTTGATACACAATATATGTATTATAGAACACCAACTGCTTGGAGTAGAACACCATTAAACTTAACTTGGTAATAAAAATACACAAAAATGACCTCTGTAAGTAACTGGTTCTATTGACTTTAAATCAAAACTTGCTACATAAGAAGAGTATATAGAATATAGAGTATATATATTTCGGTTTTAAAACACTTTAACTACCGAAAAAAAAAGAATATATAAACAGAAAAGTTTAAATTATATATAATGATATGGATGTAAATAATCAAAAAGAATTCTTTGAAAATATTCAATTAGACGTTGATGGTAATATTAGAGCAGTTTTAGTAAGTGGTCCTACTTTACCAGTAGAAAAGGGAGTTAATCAATATAATACTTTCAAGAAATTAGAACTAACAGCAGAAGGATATCTAAAAATATATAGTGCTTAAAAAAATAAATAATAAAAAATGGGTGATGTAAATAATCAATATGACTTTTTTAAAGAAGTTAACATAGATGCTAATGGAAATGTTGGTGTAGTTGTTACTGGTGGTGGTGGCCCTGGTGGAAACACAATATATACCGCTGATGATTCATTAACAGGAAATAGAATAGTAGACTTAAATAGTAATACTTTAACTTTTTCAAATGGTAATATTTCTGTAACAGGAACTGTAGATGGTAGAGATATAGCTACAGATGGTACTAAATTAGATACTATATCAACTAACGCTGATGTGACTTTAGACTCTATATCAGCAGGTGCTAACATAACTATATCACCAACAGGAGTTATTGCTTCTAGTGGTGGAGGTTCTACAAACACAATATATACTGCTGATGATTCATTAACAGGAAATAGAATAGTAGACTTAAACAGTAATAGTTTAACCTTTACTGGTGGTAATATAAACATAACAGATAATAATAAATTAACTTTTGGTACAGGTGGTGATTTAGAAATATACCACGATGGTGCTTCTTCTTTTATAGAAGATAAAGGACAAGGAAACCTTATACTTTTAAGTGATGGGCCTGATGGAATAATTTTAGGAAAAGGAGCAGTTGCTTCATTCGAAAGAATGGTTAGAGCTTTACCTGATGCTGGTGTAGAACTATATCATAATAACAATTTAAGATTATTAACAAGAAATGCAGGTGTAGATATAACTGGTAATTTAGAAGTGACAGGACTTGTAGATGGTAGGAATGTTGCTAACGATGGTACTAAATTAGATACTATCGAAACAGGAGCTACAACAGACCAAACTTTAAGTAAAGGATTAACATTAGAAGAGCCAACTGCTGGTGATGACATTACAATTTTCAGAACCGATGTTCCTATAACAATACAAGAAGTAATTGCGGTTTCAGTAGGTACATCACCAAACACAACATATTCTATATCTTATGGTATTGATAGAAGTGCTGCTGGTACTACTTTAGTAGCTTCTACAACAACTAGTGGAACTGCCAATGGTAATGTAGCAACAATAACAAACGTTAATATACCATCTAACTCTTTTGTATGGTTCGAGTGTAGTGCATCAAGTGGAACAGGAGTATATTTAAGTTTAGATATTAGATACACAGAAGATTAAAAAAATATTATTTGAAGATTATGAAATATTATATAGTAGAGAAACAACATATTAAAGATAGTGTATTGAAATATGATACAATCGGATATGTAGACACATTAGAAGATAAACAATATATAGAACAAAACTGGGAAATCTTTTTTGAAATGTTTATTAGTGATAATAGAGTAGGTTTACAAGATGGTACAGTAAGTATATTAGAATTTTTTAATGAGAGACCATATAGTTATATTGTTGATATTGAATTAGAAAATATAGTTGGTATGGCATTAGAAAAAATAAATATAAATAATTTATAAATATGGCTTTAGTAAAAACAAATCAAGGATTTTACTCTGGCACACCAGGTAATAGTAACATAAGTTTCAATTTTAATAATTTAGGTGGAGGTGATGAATTTATAATGGCTTTAGTTATGTTTAAAAATAGAACAACAGCTATTCCACAACCTACTTATGGTGGTGATGCTATGAATCAATTTTTTCAATATGATAATAATAATTTTAGAGTAGCTGTTTTTGGATTATTAAATCCAGCAAGTGGCACTAATCAATTTTTTCAAGCAGCTTCAGGTCAGTGGAATCCAGCTTCAGTTATAGTGACCTCTTTTAGTGGTTCAAGTGGTTTTGGTGTTAGAAATCAAAACTTAACAAACGCTGTTAATAACACAACAACATTAAGTGGTTTAACAACTGGTTCTATTATACAAGGTTATGGTATGTCAACAAACTCAACAGCTAACGCTAGAATTCAAATACCAACAGGAACAACAATAACAAGAGAATGGAGAAATAATGTTAGTGGATGGTTCTGGGGTGCAACAAGTCCAGTTTTAAATGTTACTAGTTCAACAGTTAGGTCATATAGTGGAGCTAGTTGGGCACAATCAAGAACAGGAGGTATAGAAATAAAAGAATCAAGTTCTACACCACCAACAAGAAGGCGTAGAATAATAATAAATTAATATAAAGGTATGGCGAAAAAGAAAACAACAGTTGAATTTGATTTAAAAGTAAAAGGAGCTGATAAAGTAGAAAAGTCCTTTGATGGTGTTGCAGAATCAGCTGAAGGTGCTTCTAAAAAAGTAGAAAAAGTAAGTAATAAAACAGGTGGTTTAAAAGGAGCCTTTCAATCAGCACAAGGTGGTGTTAAAGGTTTATTAGGTGGTTTTAATGCTGTTATAGCTAATCCTATAGGTGCTGTTATAGCAGCTGTTGTAGCAGCAGTTAAATTATTAAGTGAAATGTTCGCTACTAACGAAGAAGCATCTGATAAACTAGGTCAAGGATTTGCTTATATAAAAGGTTTATTATTACCTTTAAAAGAAGCCTTCTTTGCTGTATTTGACGCTATTGTATTTGCTGTAGAAAAACCAGGTGAAGCTTGGGATAATGTTGTTAATGCTTTTGAAACTGGTTTTGATTTTTTAATGGATAATATATTAAAACCAGGTGTAGCTATACTTCAGAATATATTCTTAAAAATTAAAATATCACTTATAGAAGCAGGTAAATCAGTGAAAGAATTTTTTGGTATGGACCCTGACCCAATATTAGAAAAAAGATTAGCAAATTTAAATAAACAAATAGCAGAAAATAATCAAATAATAGATAAGGCTGGTGAAAATATAGCTAAAACATATGAAGCTGTTGTTGAAAAAATAGTAGAAGTTGTAGAAGAAGCTGATAGAATGGGTAGTGCTTTAGCTGCATTAACAAAAAGAGAACAAGATTTAACAAGAGCAAAAAGAGAACAAGAGGTTCAAAACGCTAAATCACTAGCACAATTAGAACAATTAAAAGTGATTAGAGATGATGAAAGTAAATCATTAGAAGAAAGAATAGCAGCTAATAAAAAGATAGGTGAAATAGAAGCTAATAGAGTTGCACAAGCTGTTAGTTTAGCACAGAAAGAATTAAAATTATTAAAAGATAGAGGTAATTTAGTAGGTTTTGGTGGAGAATTATTAGACCAAATTACTGAGAAAGAAATAGAACTAGCTGAATTTAGAAATGAGAATGCTGGTATTAGAGCTGAACAAATAGTTAATGATGTTAATTTACGTAAAGAACAATTTGAAAAAGAAGCAGCTTTAGTAGACCAACAATTACAATTAGATTCAGTATTAGAAGAAAATGCTGTTAAACTAGCTGATGCTAAAATAGCGGCTGAAGAAAGAAAATTAGCTAAATTACAAGAATTAGGATTACAAGAAAATCAAATATTTAGAGACCAACAGTTTAATTTATTAATGGCACAAGAAGAAGCTGAAAAGGCTAAATTAGATGCTAAAAAAGAAGCAGATGATTTATTGATAGAACAGAACGCAGATGCTAAAGCACAACAAGAACAAGATGATAAAGATTCTGCTAAAATGAAAGTAAATATTGAAAAAGAACTTAATAGTCAAATAAAGAATTTAAGTAGTTCATTAGTTGGTGCTTTAAATGAAGATAGTAAAGCTGCTATGGTTATACAAAAGGCTGTTGCTTTAGGTGAGATAGCTGTTAATACAGCAAGAGCTATATCATCATTAGTAGCAGCATCATCAGCTAACCCAGCCAATGCTGTAACCTTTGGTGCGGCTGGAGCAGCACAATTCGCAGCAGGTGTTCTACAGATAGGAGCTAATCTTGCACAAGCTTATACTTTATTAAAGAAACCAGCACCTCAATTAGATACTGATGGTGGTGGTGGTGCATCAGGACCAGCACCTACAACAGAACAAACATCACCTGATTTAGGATTTGAAGGTAGAAGTGCTGGTACAGAAAGATTTGGAGCTAATATACCTATAAAAGCTTATGTAACTGAAAGTGATATAACAACATCACAGAATACAGCTAGTAATATACAACAATTAAGTCAGATAGGTTAAAATTAAACAGATTAGAAAAATATATATATCATAATATGAAAAATAACAAAATATTAATAGAACTATTTATAGATGAGAATGATGAAGATAACGCTTTAGATATTATATCGTTTGTTTCTACTCCAGCAATAGAGAAGAACTTTATGCATTTCAATAAAAAAAATGGTCAATATAGTTTTAAATCAACTGATGATGAAAAACGTATAGTAACAGGACCAGCTATGGTACCTAATCAAGAGATTATAAGAATGGATGCTGAGAATAATGCTTATTTTGTATATTTTACAGAAGAAACTATTATTAAATCACAAGAAATATTCGCTAAAAATGGTAAAACTAAATCAACTAACTTTGAACATCAAGAAGGTGATATGAAAGGTGTTACTGTAGTAGAATCTTGGATAGTTACTGACCCTAAAAATGATAAATCAAACGCATTAGGATTCACTAGTATTCCAAAAGGTACTTGGATGGTTTCATATAAAGTAGATAATGATGAATTATGGTCTAAAGTTAAATCTGGTGAAGTTCAAGGTTTCTCTATTGAAGGTGTATTCAGTAAAAATATAATACAAATGAAATCAAAAGACAATGACACATCATTTAAAGAGATACAAGATATTTTAAGTATAGAAGGTATATCAGACGATGAAATATTTGATAAAGTCTCTAAGATTTTATCTAAATAAAAATAAAGTTGAACACAATAAAAAAAATATATATTATAGTATGAATAGAGAAACATTTATAGACAAGATTAAGACATTATTCTCCGAAGTTGAGAAAGATGAGATTAAAAAAGATGAATTTGTTGACGTAACCACTATTGATGGAATTGTTCTTAGAGTTAAAGAAGAAGAAATTACTGTTGGTTGTCAAGTTTTCGTAGTAGGTGAAGAAGGAGAAGAAACACCAGCACCAGAAGGAGAACATAATATCGAAGGTAAAGTTATAACAACAGATGCTGAAGGTAAAATTGTTTCAATTCAAGAAGTTGATGTTGATGAGAAAACTGAAGCTGAAGAAGAAAAGAAAGAAGAGGTTATTGAAGAAGAAATGGCTGATGAGAAAAAGAAGAAAGACGAAGACGAAGACGTAGAAGCTGAGGAAGAAGACAAGAAGAAGAAAGACGAAGATGAAGACGTTGAAGCTGGAGACAAAGATAAGAAGAAAAAGAAAGAGGATAAATACGAAGATGAAGAAAATCCTTTAGAAAAAAGAATTGAATCTTTAGAAAAAGCTATAGCTAATATTGCAGAATCTATGTCAGCTATTGATAATTTAAGTGAGGTTGTTGCTGAGATAGCTAATTTACCAGCTGATAAAGAAGTTAAATTATCAAAAATGGATAATAGTAAAATACAAAAATTAAATAGTAGAGAGGAAAAACTTAGATTTCTTTCTAAAAGAAAATAAAATAAAAATAATAATTAAATTATGAGTTTAGATGTAAGCGGATTATCAGTATATACTGATGAGAACAAAATGGACCTTATCAAGAAGTCCATATTAGAAGGTAGAACAATGGAGTATATTACTATTCAACCTGATATCAAGTCAAGTGCGACAATCAATATCTTAGATTCTACATTAGTAGGTCAAGCTGGAGCTTGTGGGTTTTCACCTGATGGTACAACAGCTTTAACACAAAGAGCAATTGCTGTAACACCAATTAAAATTAATGAGTCTATTTGTTTAAATACATTAGAGTCTTATTACACACAAAAAATGATGAACCCTGGTTCTTATAACGAAGCAATTCCTTTTGAGCAATTATACTCTGAAGAGAAAGCTGGTAAGATTAACGCAATGTTAGAAGACATTATCTGGAAAGGTGATACGGCTGGAGCTGGTAACATAGCATTAGCTGATGGATTACTTAAATTGATTGATTCTTTAGGAACAGTTGTTGATGGTAATGTTGGAGGTGAAACTTCAATTACTGCAGCTAACGTTGTAGATATCGTTGATGGTATGGTTGGTGTTGTACCAACAGACATAATCAATAAAGATGACTTAGTTCTTTTTGTTGGATATGATACTTATAGAACATATGCTAAAGCTTTAAGAGATGCTAACTTATTCCATTACACAGGAGCTGAAAATTCAGACTTCATTCAAGTTGTACCTGGAACTAATGTTAAAGTTGTTGCAGTAAGAGGATTGAATGGTACTAACAGATTAGTATTATCTACATCAGCTAACATATATGCTGGAACTGATTTATTATCTGATGCTGAAGACTTCAAAATCTTTTACTCAAACGATAATGACGAAGTAAGATTCATTGCTAAATTTAAGATTGGTGTTCAAGTAGCATTTCCTGAATTTGTTGTTGAATACACAAACGTATAAAAGTATAAAGTAAACGAAATTAAAAGGGGGAGGTTTTAATCCTCACCCTTTTTTTTTCAATAAAAATAAATTAAAAAAATTATGAGTTGTATATTAGGAAACGGTATCTCACTTGGATGTAAAGATTCATTAGGAGGTATAAAAGAAGCATATATTGCTTCGTTTAATGGTAATGAAGTGTATACTATTGGTGGTGATGATATAATCACAGGAATATCAGGTACAGAAAACTTCTTTACTTTCGAACAAAGAAATGAACAAGGTGAGTTTACACAGACTGGAAATCACTCTGTAGAGAATGGTACTAACTTTTGGGAACAAGTTGTTAGTTTAATCTTTACAAAGAACGATTCTGAAGATAGAAACACTTTAAAGGTTTTAGCACAATCTGCTTTATTAGTAATTGTAAAAGACCAGAACGATACTTATTGGGTTGTTGGTAAAGAAAACGGAGCTGATTTAACAGCATCTTCTCAATCAGCAGGTAAGGCGTATGGAGATTTAAATGGTACTACTATTAGTATCACAGGTAAAGAACAATATCCGGCATATATAATAGACCAAGCCGGTTTTGATGCATTACCAGTATCATAAAATATTAATATTTCTTTTTTATATTAATTAATTAAGGACATCTCATAATGAGGTGTCTTTTTTTGTTAAACACACATTAATAACTTATATATAATAATACAAAACAATAAATAAGATGATTAAATTAGAAAAAAATTCAGTAAATAGAGTAGTTGTTACATTAACAGAAAATGTTACTATAGCAGCACCCGTCTATTTCTTATTTGAATTCATATCTGATGATACTTTAACATCTAAAATATTTACTGCTACTGATATATCTAATAACATATGTAGATATAATGAATTTTCTATTGAAGAAACAAGTGGTGTAGAAGATTTACTTAACGGAGTTATTGATTTAGAACCAAATGGTTACTATCATTATAACATATACCAAATGAGTGACCCTACAAACTTAGATATATCATTAACAGATGGTATTGTAGAAAAAGGTAAAGTATACTTCAAAGGTGATGTTAAACCTGTTAGAACGTCTTATACAGATAATGATGATAATACGTATATAGCGTATGAATAATAAATAAATATTAAACTATGGATAAAAATAACAATACTAAAGTTCAGATGATAGCAGCACCCGCTGTTGAGATAGAATCACCTGTATTTAAAACGGTAAATAATAAAGACTATATCTATTATGGTTTAAATAATGATTACCCTACTATATTGAAAGATATGATGAATACAAGTTCTTTACACTCTGCTATATTAAAGAAGAAATCTGATATGACAGCTGGTAAAGGTTTTGATTTTGAAACAGTTGAACAAAAGACATTTATCGCTAATATCAATGGTAAAGAAACACTAGACCAAATATCTTATAAAAACGCATATGACTTAACATTATATGGTGGTTTTTGTTATTTGGTAACTTGGTCTAAAGATAAAAAGTCAATTGCTAGATTTCAATATATGGACTGGTCTTGTGTTAGAATGGTTAAAGAATTATGTGATGATTCAGATATGTCTAAATTACAAGAAGAAGGTGTTGATTTCTTTTTAATTAGTTCAGACTGGTCTCAAGAAAGAAAAGAAAAATATAAGCCTAAATTAGTTCAAGGTTTTTCTACAGAACATAAAGATGAAACAACACAATTAGTTTATGTATCAATGTATAGACCAGGTTCTCAAGATACTTATCCTTTACCTGATTATCAAGCATCATCTACTTATATAGCTTTAGATACTGAAATTGCTGCTTGGCACTTGAATTCAGTTAAGAATGGTTTTAGTCCATCATTAATGATTAATATGGTAGGAGTACCAAGTGATGAAGAGATGAAAGTATTTCAAAAGAAATTAGAACAACAATATGCTGGTTCAGCTAATGCTTCTAAAGTAATATTAACATTATCAGAAGATGAAACTCAGATACCTGTTGTTACACCACTTTCTTTAAATGATTCAGACCAAAGATATAAAGACTTAGCTAATCAAGTTAAAGAACAAATTATTATTGGCCATAGAGCATCATCTACAGCAATAGGTGTTCCTACAGCTGGTAAATTAGGTACTTCTAATGAGATTATAGAGGCTGAGGCAGTCTTTCAACATAATGTTATAGATAACTATCAGATATTAATTCAAAACTCTTATACGAGACTTATGAACTTTAATAATATTGAAGGTGATTTAGAACTTAATAACTCAATTACTTTTAATTTAGATAATGTAGAAGAAGAAGAGACTGATAACATAGACGAAGAATTAAAGTTGATTAAAACGACTTTCAATGATTATCCAAGGTCAGCTATTAACAACGCAAAACGAGGAATCAAACTAAATGAAAAATCTGGAAATAAGTGTGCTACTGGTGTTGGTAAAAATAGAGCACAAGATATATCAAACAAACGTGGTTTATCATTTGACACCATTAAAAGAACATTTAGTTACCTTTCAAGAGCTGAGCAAGATTATGATGAGACTGACTCAAATGCTTGTGGTACTATTTCATTTTTATTATGGGGTGGTAAGTCAATGAAGTCTTGGTGTGAAGCTAAAATTAAATCAATAGAAAAACAAATCGAAAAAGATGCCGAATAATAAAATATTACTAATAACAGCTGATTACTATAAAAGAAACTCAGTTGTCAATTTAAATGTAGATGAAGAATTAATTCATCCACAGATTATCAAAGCTCAAAATATGAATATAGAGAGAGTATTAGGTTCTAACCTATTCAATACTTTATTAGAACAAGTATCACTTTCTAATGTTGAGCCAAGAATGGTTACTTTATTAGAAGATTATATACAACCTGCTCTTGTTGAATGGGTTACTTATACAGCTTTACCTTATTTTAATTTTAAGATAACTAATAAGTCTGTAGCAAAGAAGTCAAGTGATAATTCTACACCATCAGAGTTAAACGAAGTAAACTTTCTTAGACAAGATATAAGAGACGATGCCGAGTATCTTAGTGATAGATTAACTAAATACCTACAAGCGTCTTTAGATGTCTTTCCAGAGTATGATACGAACAATTCAGACTATGATGATATAAAACCAGTTAAGAATAACTTTTTCAGTGGTATATATTTAAGTAATAATAACAATAACACAAACAATGATGATGAGTGTTGTGATTAAAAATAATATTAATTATTAATGGAAGGAGTTTTAAAAACACTAGCAGAAAATTTAGATGGTAGTTCAGTATCAGCATTTGTATTAATCATATTAACATTTATGTTTATATTTAGAAAAGAAATACCTTCTTGGATTAATAGATTATTCAGTTTAAAGAATAAATTAAAGATAGAAGATTTAAAACACCACGATTTATTTAATACTTGTGTAAGAGTTAGAACAGAAGTGTCTTTAATGAAGTTTTACACTCACGGTGTTTATGATGTTACTAAAAGTAAGATGTGTAAAGACTTTACTAAACATAAAATTGAAGTATGTTATAATTCATTTGAACAAATATTAGAAGTTGATATAGAAAAGATGAGTCCTGATGAGTTTAAAAGGTATATCTTAAAAGAACAAACTAAAATGCACGTTAATTATATTAATAAGATAACAGAAGATTGGAGAAGTAAAGGTATATCAGAAGTAGATATAAGATATGTTGTAGATTTATTCGAAACTTTTAGATATGATGTTGTTCAAGCTTTTGAATATAGAATAAACTCTATTTTTTCAAGCACAAGTCATAAGAACAATACACGTAGATTACTAGCTATATTCGAGATGTGGGCTTTCGGTATTGATATGTTACCTAGAGATATGCAAACAACATTTGAATCCTTAAATGGTAGATTTAAAGAAATAAATTATTAAAATGATGTTACATATTAAGTTTAAAATAAGAATATTCTCTAAAGTTTATTTCTTTGAGTATAGAATATTATCTAGAAAAATTAAATAATATTAATTATACATATTTATCTCACTAAAACATTTAATAACTATATTTGAATAGTGATTTTGTTTATATAAGTCTTCTTTTGTTTCTATTTTAAATATTTCTTTATAGTGAATACACCAAGAACTATTAATTATTGTTGTAGAACAGTCAGAACAATAGTTATTCCAATTCATCCAGTCTTCAAATTGACTTTCTATGTGTTTTTTAAACGATTTAAAAGAACATCCTAATGATTCCATAGTAGAACCTTCTATTTTAATATCGTTGTTTCTAAAAGAGTGTTGAATGTTTTCTCTAATATCTCTAGAAAATCTATATATCGGGTCTTCACCAGTTATAATTCTTTCGTAATGTGTTGTGTAAAGTTTAATAGCCATAATAATTGTTTTCTTTTATATATTATTAGACAATATAAATTTAAGAAAGGTAAGGTTGTTTATCGTCAATTGTCTAAAAAGGTGTAAAAATCGCCTCTGTAAGTAACTGGTTCTATTGACTTTAAATCAAAACTTGCCACATAAGAAGAGTATAGATAGTAGAGAATATATATATTTCGGTTTTAAAACACCTAAAACACCACCTACAAAAAACGGTATTTTAAACTTAATATATAACTTATGAAAACATTATATAACGAAAATTGTATAGAAACATTAAATAAATTACAAGATAACTTTATTGATGGTATTATAACATCACCACCATATAACATAAACACTGAAAGAAGTGATTCTTATTATAACAATGGTTATTCAGAGTTAGATGATTTAAGTGAAAACGATTACTTAGAAATAAGAACAAATGAATTTAAAGAGTTTAGTAGAGTTATTAAAGATAAAGGTGTTATATGTTACAATATAAGTTACGCTAAAGAGAATCCTATATTACCAACTTTACTTGTTTCTAAAATACATAACGAAACTGATTTAACATTAGCAGATATAATCTGTTGGAAGAAATCAAACTCTATACCATTTCAAACATCACCTACTAAATTAAGTAGAATAACTGAATTGATTTATATCTTTGTTAAGAAAGAACAATTACACACATTTAAAACAAACAAAGAAGTAAGTTCAGTAAATGAAAAAACTAAACAAAAATTCTATAAAAATTACACAAACTTTATTGAAGCTAAAAACAATGATGGATATAAGTGTAAATTAAAAGCATCTTATTCACAGAAATTATGTGACCAATTAATAGATATTTATTTTACTAAAGGAAGTTTAATATACGACCCTTTCACTGGTATAGGTACTACACAATTGAGTTGTTTAAATAAAGGATGTTTATATTTAGGTAGTGAATTAGATAAAGAACATTTTGATATAGCAAATATTAGATTAAATGAAGAAAAAATAAAAATAAAGAAAGAAAATGAAAAGTGATTTATACAACAACATACCAAGATACTATGGAAGATTAGTATTAGAAAGAGAGTTCTACTCTAAATTAGAAAGACAAACAAGTAAAGACTTATTAAAGTTTTATACTTATTATGAATTTGATGAATTATTAACATTTCATAAAAAGATAGATGAATTAATTTTATATTATGAGATGTTAGAAGATAAGAACTTCTTAGTAGATAAAGAAGAGATAATGACAGATTTGTTAGATAATTATTTTGAATGGTTTAAACTAACACGTAGTAATGTTGGTTGTGATTCTACTTTATTACCAGGTAAACAAATCTATATAATGTTTAAAAGATTACAAGAATTATATTATGTATTAAAACCTATGAAAGAGAAAGGTGATTTTATTAAAATACATAAAAGAATAGAAAAGTATAGATTACATAGAAAACACAAGTCACATAAATATAAAAGAATATTTTAAAAAAAAATGAAAAAAAATGACAAAAACGTCAAAGGGAAGAGAATACTTTTTATATATATAGTATAAAATTAATTAAGTCATAATTAATTAATGTTTTTTTTTATGTTTGAGGTCACAGATTAAGCCATAGTTTGTGACCTTTTTTTATGCGACAAAAAACGGTATTTTAAACTTAATATATACATTATAAAAAAGAAAAAAGAATTATGAGATTAGACACATTTACAATATTAGTATGTATGGAATTATTTATAATATACGAATATTTTCAATATTAAAAAAAAAGATTGAAAAAACACAAAAGAGAGTTTTCAAACTTTATATATACTATTAAGAAGTTAATCTTCTTAGTGGGTCGTGAAGGAAGTAATTAGCCTTCACACTCTCACCCACTTAAAAACAAAGAGAGATATAAAATAGAAAGAGAGATATGAAAAACTTAAAGAGATATATACCTACACTGGTATATGACAAATTACAAGAATTAGATTTTAAAAACATTGAACAATTATATGTTGTTTGTGATATGGTATTCCGTTCATCTATATTTAAAAAAGAAGATACTGATTATTCTAACAAATATATTGATATACCTTCTTATTATTTCAGAGATATTATTACTGAATATAAAACACCTATTGATTTCCTTAAAGATAATAACATTATAGAGTGTGATGGATTCTATTCTAAAGAAGCTGGTAAGAGTTTAGGTTATAGATTCAATGAAAACTACATATCTTTATTAAAAGAGGTTACAATACAAAAGACAACTATTAAAAAGAAGATAATAAAAAACAAGAATAAAAGAAATGATGAAGCTAAAAAAGCTTTAACTACATATAAAGACTTTTATCTAAAAGAATTTGATATAGATTATAATAAAGCATTAGATTATTTGAATGAATGGTATTA